GTGAATGGAGAGACAAGATGGCAAAGACTCATCCTGGTTGGGCAGACATTATGAAAAATAAAATCGTCCCCAAAGCACCTCGTAACCGTACCATTACAGACAAATACAACTACTAAAATGCCAGTAAAAAAGAAAAGCAACCATCAGAAAGCACCTGGTCAAGGCATGACTCTGAAACAGAAGAAGCGTAGGAAACCTATTAGTGAAGACTATATGATTCCCGTTGAACCTATCACTGATAACCAAAAGGTTTTCTTTGATCAATGGGATGAGGGTAAGATGATTTATTCTTATGGTGTTGCTGGTACAGGTAAGACATTCATTGCACTGTACAAAGCACTGAAAGATGTGCTGAATGAGTACACACCATATGAAAAGATCTATATCGTTCGTTCTCTAGTAGCTACTAGAGAGATTGGTTTCCTACCAGGTGATCATGAAGATAAGTCTTCTCTCTATCAGATACCTTATAAGAACATGGTGCAAGCTATGTTTGAGATGCCTGATGATGCATCATATGAAATGCTCTATGATAATCTGAAGGCACAGGAGACCATTTCATTCTGGTCTACCAGTTTCATTCGTGGTACTACATTAGATAATGCTATTGTTATCATTGATGAATGTCAGAACCTGAACTTCCACGAACTTGATTCAATCATCACTCGTGTTGGACAGGATAGTAAGATCATTTTCTGTGGTGATGCTGCACAAACTGATCTACAAAAAATCAGTGAGCGTACAGGTATCATTGACTTCCAACGCATCCTACAAAACATGGATGAGTTTTCTCTTGTAGAATTTGGTGTTGAAGATATCGTTCGTTCTGGTTTAGTTAAGTCTTATCTCATCAATAAAATCAACCTAGGATTATGAAGTTGTTTAATCACGTAGGTGACATCGAACCTATTGAAATGGTTGCCGAGATGGTGGATGGTAAACGCATGTACCTCACACCAGAAGGCATGAAGTTTCCATCTGTCACTACGGTGATTAGTAACAACGCTAAGAAGATGGCGGGTATCGCTAAGTGGCGAGCTCGCGTTGGTGAGAAAGCAGCTAATGCTAAATCCACTCGTGCTACTGGACGTGGTACAAAGTACCATTCAATTGCAGAGGATTATTTTAATAACAATCTTGACCTGAAAAAGTATAGTAAGTTTCCACTCCCTGTCTTGATGTTTCATCATTCTAGGGACACTTTGGATCGCATAAATAATATTTACTTACAGGAAGCTGCGCTCTACTCTAAGCATTTAGAATTAGCAGGGCGTGTAGATTGTATCGCTGAGTTTGATGGAGTGTTGTCTATTATTGATTTCAAGACAGCAGAACAACCTAAGCGTGAAGAATATCTCTA